ATTAGTGCGTTTTTTGCACCTTCGCCTGGAACACGAACAACCTGAAGAGCGTTTGTGTAGCCGAGGAAGTTAGCGGCTGTCCACCAACTTGAAGCAATAGTGTTGTTTGGTTTACCGAATAATGATACTAGATTGTTCTCGCTATCTACGAGAGTTCTTTCTGAGCAAGGTCCCCACTGAAAGTATCCCGCGAGGCCACCTATTGTAGTTGCTACAGCGGGAACAATATTAGTAAGGTCTTTCTCAGTTACATTCACGCCTGGGCTAATTTGAAATGGCATTGAATCTCTCCTTTATTTTCTGTAAAATACTAAGCAATTTTGCTTTATTTGTAGTTTTTCTTCCCTTTATGTATAATTTCATTATATTACAGCAACCATCGTCTATTTTCATCGACATCAGTAGTCCACAAATCTCCATCGCCCATATCAACATATGGTTCTTCATCATTCACCCCGTCATTTATGAATCCAAATGGAGTCATATCATCTTCAATCTGTTTCATTTTTTCTTCATAAAGGTCTTTTCTAATATCTAAATTTGTTAATTCTTTGAAATATGTTTGTGTGGTGAGCCAGCCAAAGAGAACTAAAGTCATAACTAAATCATCGTGATGTCCAGTTTCTGCCTGATATGATTTTTTCTTTGAAATGAAAGATACAAATTCTTTAATTGTGTCAAAATCCTCAATAATTAATTTATTTTCTTCAACCATACTCTTCAGAAGAGAACATCCAATTCTTTTGACTGCTTCAGTTGTTCTAATACCATACTGACTTTGACCAGAGCCAAATCCACCATCAAGAGTTTGTCCTTTTCTTCCACGAACAGTAGTCACCAAAAGTCCATCATATTCCATTTCTGTATGAAGAACATCTGCAACCTGTCCACCAATATCATTAAGTTCTACTAAAATGTGGCAGTTGTTGTATTGTCTTGCCGCAGAATAAATGGCGTTTGGATATACTAGTGGAGACATTTGGTTGTTTCGAAACTTTGCAACCAGTCTATATGGCATTTGTGTAATATCAACAATAGTAAATGCGTGGTAATCTAGTCCTTGTCCCCTCGAAACATCACAACACATCACATAAGTATGGTCTTCTTCTGGCTCTTTTAGAACATCAAACCCCTCATCATTTGAAAATGTTGGGGGGATAAAAGTTAATTCTTTTAATCTTTTTGGGTCAATCAGAGTATTGACACTACCAACAAAGTCACATTCAAATTCTGTTCGGAATTGTGTTTCAGAAGTGTTTGCGATGGTTTCTTGTTTCCATTTTTCATCACGACCTGGCACTTGGCTCCAGTGAACTTCGATAGGAACATATGAACTTCTGCCATTTTCTGCATCGGTCCAAAACTTATAGAATAGATTCATTCCGTGAGGTGTTGAAACCATCAAAACCTTGGTTGTTATACCAGAGGTAATTGTTGGATACACCGAACTAAAGAATTCATCGGCAACTTCGTGAGGAACGAATGCAAATTCATCAAGAAAGATTAGGTTAAAAGAACTACCACGAATGGCACTTGAGGAAGTTGCAGAAGCAATAATTCTCGAACCATTTTCGAGTTCAATAGAACCTTTGTTCCATTGTTCTACACCCTGTTGTAGCCATTTTGGAAGATGTTCATATGCTAATTGAAGTCTATGAAGAAGTTCCCGTGCAGTTGCTTGTTTGTTTGCAAGAATAGCAACAGACATTTCAGGATTAAAGAGAACATAATGAAGAAGATATGCAATTGTAGTGGTTGATTTGCCAGACTGACGAGGAAGTTTACAAATTACAAAACGATTATTATGAATAGTATCTACAATATGTTCTTGAAAATCATATAAATTAAAATCAATCAATCCCCTGTCAAGATGAATAATTTTGACATAGGTTTTAATAAAATAAATTGGGTCTTGTTGGCATTTTAGATATTCGCCAACTTGCTCAGTTGTAAAATCTAAGTTAACACCTTTTGCTTTTAGATTTGGGTTGCCAAGATAATGTTCAATCTTTGCCATTGTCCTCAATCCATATTTCTTCTCCAACAACTGGAGAACTCAATCCATCTTTGGGCTGTCCAATCATTGTGGGGCACCAATCGCCACCAAAATGTCCTTTTGATTTCATATCTCTTAACCATTCTTCACCAAAATTTTCAATTAAGAATTTGTCTCTTGCTTCACTGTGGCTATTATGATATTTTGTGCTTTGGTAGCATATTGGTTTAAATTCACTCATCTTTTGCTTCGTATTCAGCATCAATAATTTCTTGTTCTTCTAATTCATTTTCGAGCATTTGTTCTTTTTGTTGTTTAAGTAATCTTTGAAGTTCTTGGGTGGAACCAACAAATAAAGAATTATTAGTAATATTGCTTGCTTTTTGATTACCACCATCTTCTTTTTGAATTTGTTTCATTTTATTGTGCATTTCAAGAAGGTCTTTATTTACATCTGCTACATTCTTAATCATTTGTGCGGCGACTTCGTATGCTCTAGGACTTTCTGTTTCAGATGCAACAGTTAGAATACCATCAATTGCAGTGTTCCCAGTATCAATAATTTCTTTTAGATTCTTTCGAACTAAATTATAGTCACTATTCAGTTGAACAGTATCGGTTGATGGTATAATCGGATGTCCGCCATCAGCACCTGCACCTTGTACTATATCTTTAGTTTCTTCTTGAATGTCTATTTCTAAAGCATCAGATAATTTTTCATCAATATTTTTTTTATTATTCATCCTACATTCCACTTGTGCCTGTAAATCCATCGTCAATGATATCTCCATAGATGTCTATATCACCAGTATTGCTGCCCCAAATTCTAATTGTTTCAGATGAGGTATAACTATTTATATCGGAAGAAGCACCAGATGGTCCAGTTACCCCAATATCTATCATACTTCCTGCGGCTTGGGTGGTGCCCGCAGGAACACCACCATCGAAAATTGTTGACATAATTCTTTTGATTCGTTCTGCTGTTGTTATTCTTCCGTACATATAAGACCTTGCAGTAAAGTTCAATGTCCAAGTTAGACTTCTTCTTGTATCAAAATCACCTTCCCATTCTTCTTCATTGTCTATACTAGTTAAGATTAATGGAATATCCATTTTTGTTTGACCGAGTGATGTTGGATTGATGGTTACTGTGAATTCTGGAGTAAAGTATGGAAGAATCTGTTCAACAATTTGTAAACCATCTGTCATAAATTTTGTCATAATATAAAGAGTAAAATTAATATTATATGGAACTTCTGCATATGTTGTATTAAGTTTTGAATCATCGGTGGTATTTCTCGTTGTAAATTTCTGCATCGTATTTCTTTTTCGAGTTTGGTCATACTCAATACTTTCAATTTCAAAACTCATTCGAGGAAGGGTCATCTGAACAATTACCCCATCATCATTTGTAATCGAACCACCCTCATCAATACGACGAAGATATTTTTCTTTGTTACCATATGCAAGAGGAATTCTCATTGATTCTTTTACTGTAGTACCATCCGCTTGATATCTTTTAACATAAATGTTATTAAACAAAGAACCAAAAGCAATTACTAGGTTTCTTAATGAATCACTTTTAAAATGAGTAAACATTAGTAAGTACCCTCACTGAATGGGTCAATGTCCGTAAAGTCGAATACATCATCGGCTGCTCGTTGAATATCATCTGACTCATCGAATGGGTCTGTTGAAGTGTTCGGAATAATGTTAGTGGTGTTATCTTGAGTAGCACCCATTGTTCCAGTTGCGCCAGAATCTGCACCTGTAATATTATCAGCAGCAGTAATACTACCCACTACTCCGTGTACACCAAGAATCATTGTGGTAGGCGCCCAAGAAACTACATTTGCACTCCATGTTCCACTTGTTAGTGGTTCGCCAACAAGAAATGTTCCTGTATTAGCAGTAAGAGTAAGATTAATTGCAGTTGCTTGGTTTGCAGATTCTACTGTATCAACATCTGACCAACCTGTATCAACATCTTCCTGACTGTACTGGAAGAGTTCACAGGAAAGTTTATATGTGTACAATTTTCCTAGTTGATAAAATGGATTTTCGTGTTCAACAAATTTAATTTCAAACAAACCATTTGTTAGAGGAAAGTAAATCAAATCTCCTTCTAATGGTCGAGTCATTGAAAGTTCTTGTTGAAATCGTTTTTTTGAAACTACTAAAGACATACTATCACGGACTTCAAGACCAAACTTGGAGATAAAATCTCCATCACCTTCGAATCCATCTACAGATTCAATGTACATTTCAATTTCTGTTCCACTTGTGAATTTAGAAATAGTATCTTCACCAAAAATTTCATCTTGACTAACAAGAGTTCGGGGTATATAAACCACATCCTGACCGTGAATTTGTATAGATTCTATGGTAAGGTCTTCAACAACTTGCTGTTCGTTGCTAGTGTGTTTGAAAAATGAATTCTTTGCCATTTACTATCCTACTATAAAGCCGGGAGGCTCTTCAAATTTCACTTGCATTTCTTCTTCTAATCTTTGAACTTCCTCATTTGCTAGGTCAAAAATCTGTTGTCCGTTAAATGATACTCCGCCGGGAAGTTGAATATCTTGGAACTTGGAAAGGTTTGAACCCCACTGTCTTTTGAATACAGCAGTTACATATTTTTTAAGAAGTCTGTCTTGATATACTTTATTGAATTCTTCTGGATCGATGGTTGCCCAACATTCAAGTGCAATAAATTCGCCAGCAGTCATTTCATCATCCCACTTCATATCCAAATACAATCTCATTGTGGTACGAGTAAATCTAAACGATTTTGCAGGGTCAAGCATTTGTTGTATTAATGCCATATTTTGACGAATTATAGCATAATTTGCCATCGTCCCCCCACTGTGCCAACCATACCAATCATTTAATGCCATCTGATATTGTAAATCAAACATATTGCTTGAGCGTGTAGAAAAAGTAAATACATTTGAAATGCTTAATACAGAATTATCAATGGCAGAAATGTCAAGATATCCATTTGTAATATCTGCTGCTGTAACTTCGTGTGTTAAAAATAATTTTTCTGCGCCATCATAATGATAATCTGCAAAGAATTGCAATGCATCATCTAATCTATCTTCTAATTGGGAGTCATCCACATTAATATCGATAACAGGCGCCCCCAATCTGCGGAGAGCATAATCTTTGAGTTGTTGTCTTGTGTTCGGATGTGCCATTAAAAAACCTCTCCTTTTCTTCTATATGTATAAGATATATGG